GCTTGAACACCAAACTGTCCACTGTTATTAAAAGTATGAATTTTGTAATTTCCAGATGTTGTTATACTTCCACCAGTAGCATTCGTAAAAGTTAAATTACTTGATCCTCTAAATACACCAAGAGAAATTTGTCCAGAAGTTGGAATTGGTCCTTCAGGAGCAGGAGCAGCATTTGGAACATTAGCACCCCCTTTATAATATTCTGAAATTGAAATAGGGTTACTACCTCCAAACTCGGTTTGGATTTCTGTCATTTTCAAATTAGTATTTGGTAGTGCCATTATTTATTCTCCTTATTACTTAAAACTTCTATTTTATTATTTAAAACTTTTACTGCTTCAATTAATAAACAAGTAAGTCTATCATATTTTACCGCTTTAACTCCATCTTGTCGTTGAGCAACTGCTTCAGGTAATACTTTTTCTACCTCTTGCGCTATTACTCCTACGTCTTTTTTTCTAACAAAATAACCATCTTCACCACCTCTTTGATCAATATACTCTTTTTTCCAATCAAATAAAACCCCGTTTAATTTTTTTAAAGCTTCAAGTGGATCTGGTATATTAATAATATTTTCTTTAAGTGCAACATCTGACGAGTAAAAAGCTGTTATATCGTTAGTGGCTCTTATTTCTCCTGCAGTTCCAGATGCTGTATCTCCTACACCTAAAGAACCCAATTGAACATTATCCGCTGTTCCTAAACCTAAAGAAGTCCTTGCTGTGTTTCCAGACTCTGCAACAAGATTAGATCCATCTCCCACTATAAAATTACTATTTGCATTAGAAATGTCTGATAAATTTTGTAAATTTTGTGTATTATTTATTACTTCAACAATATTAGTTCCGTCAGAATAAAGTATAGCATGAGTTTTTTCCGATGCACCAAAAGTAAAACCCGTTCCTGAAGTAGTTTTAACCGTTACAGTAAAAGAACCACTTGTTGCGTTTTGAACAATATAAGTTTTTTCAATAGAATCAGGAATAATGACATTTACATTTGCAGTAATAGTTCCTGTTAATTTTATAACTTGATTTTTACCATTGGATAAAACACCATTTGAAAATGTTAAAGTTGCACCTGTTGTTGCATTTAATGCAACACCTGCATATCCACCAATTGCTTGTTCTAAAATAAGTAAATTAGTATTGGTAACTTGTCCCCAAGTACCTGAATTTTCTCCAGTTGTTTGTACTGTTAATTTTAAACTTGCTGATGTTGAATTTGCCATTTTTTAAATTCCTTAATATTTCATTATAATTATATTATTATCTTAAATCAAGCCACTTCTTTCCAACCTGGAGGATCTATAGGTGCATTACCTGTAGGTACTGGGTTCCATATAACTGGTCCTACAACACTTCCTTCAGCCATTGTCATTTGAATTCCTGTTAATATAGCTAATGAATCGGTAGCTGTAGCTTGACCTTCTTGCATAGTCATTGCTTGACCAGTTGGAGAAGCAATCGTATTTGCATCTAGAACAGCTGTGCCAAGAGCGGCAGTCATAGCAATACCTGTTACTTCAGCACTTGCGTCATCTGCAGTTGCTTGACCTGGCTGCATAGTTAAAGCAAAACCAGTAGCACTCGCTATAGTGTTTGCATCACCTACTGCTGTTCCAAGATTTAATGTTAAAGCTTGACCAGTTACTTCAGCGCTAGCATCATCTGCAGTTGCTTGACCTTCTTGTATAGTCATTGCCTGACCAGTAACACCAGTGTTAGCATCAGCTACAACGGAAAGAGCACCTAAGGACATAGGTAGATCAGTTCCTACAGCATCACCTCCTGTCGTTGCTTCTACTTCAACAGGAATAATAAATGTAGCTGGACTTAATGCTGCAAAAGGTGCTTCGCCAAAAGCTGTTAAAGTATCATGTGTAGAAGTAGCTAGATTAAAAGTTAAATCAAAACCTGTTACATCAACTTGTTGTCCTGCAGCTATTTCTGTGGTGTCTCCTAAATTAGAAGTTAAAGCTTCTCCAGTTGGTTCTACAATTACCAATGAAAAAGCATTTGGATTTCCTGTTGTTGCAGTTAAAGCTTGACCTGTTACAGAAGCATCTACATCTATTTTAACGATACCTGAATTTTCTTGAGCTGTTAATTGAATACCTAATGGATATGCAATTACATCTGATGGTTCTGCACCAAAAGGTGCTTCTGAATATGCTGTGACTCCTAGGGCCATGGATTAGGCTCCTGTTTTAAGTTCTTCTATTTCTTTTTTTAGTTCCTTAATGGATTCAATTAACAAAGCAACGATTCTGTCGTATTTAACAGCTTTAATACCATTTTCTCTTGTTGCAACTACTTGAGGTAAAACTTTTTCTATTTCTTGTGCAATAACACCTACGTCATTTTTTCTAACAAAATATTTGTCTTCACCACCGTGTTGTTTAATATAGTCTTCTGTCCAATCAAAGGTCACACCGTTAATTTGGCTAATTTTTTCTAAAGGATTTTCTATGTTTTTAATATTTTCTTTTAGAGATCTATCTGAAGAATAAAAAGCAGTTACGTCATTGGTAGCTCTGATTTCCCCCGTTGTCGATGAAGCTGCAGTTCCTACTCCAAGAGAATCTAATTGAGTGTCTTCAAATTCTACATTACTTGCTGTGCCTAATCCTATAGAAGTTCTAACAGTAGCTCCAGTTTCTAATACAAAATTAGAACCATCACCAACAATAAACCCACCATTTGTAACAGCCAAACCTGCAACATCTTGTAATTGAGCATCTAGTCTTGCATTAGCTACAGTTCCACTACCTAAGTTTGAGGCATTTAAATTTGTAAGAGCACTACCATTTAATGCTGGCAGTGTTGCGGGAAATCTAGCGTCTGGAACAGTTCCAGAAGTAAGTTGAGTTGCATTAAGTGCTGTTAGCGCAGATCCATTAGCTGCGGGTAATGTAGCGGGAAATCTAGCGTCTGGCACGGTTCCCGAACTTAAATTAGAAGCATTTAAAGCAGATCCGTCAATAAACCCGCTGTCATTATTAAAACCTGAAATAGCAATATTGCCTTTAGTTAATTTCTTTTGAGCATTAGCAGCATCTACTACTGCAAAAAAATCTCCATCCGCATCTGCAGTTGATGTTGCTAGTTCTGATAAATCTACATCTACTTGATCTGCTTGAACATCAATTAAATTTCCTGCGGCAACATTTAAAGTTACATCACCAGATGCTCCACCACCTGTTAAACCATCACCTGCTGTAACTGCTGTGATGTCTCCTGTTGTAGGGGTTGCAAAAGTAACTGCACCTGATCCATCAGTTGTTAAAACTTGGTTTGCAGAACCGTCCGATGTAGGTATTGTGTAAGCTGAAAGAGCAAAATTAGATCCATCGCCTTGAATAACTTTACCTGCGGTTGTCGCTAGTCCAGCAACGTCTTGTAATTGAGCATCGAGTCTTGCGTTTGCAACGGTACCACTAGCAAGGTTACTTGCATTCAATGCTGTTAAAGCAGAACCGTTAAGTGCTGGAAGTGTTGCGGGAAATCTTGCATCAGGCACTGTACCTGAAGTTAATTGTGTTGCGTTTAAAGCTGTTAAGTTACTTCCATTGTTTGCAACAATGTTTCCACTTGCATCAAGAATTACAGCTTTGGAAGCAGGTAAAGTTACAAATACGTTTTTTGTTCCTGCTGCAAAATCTACTGCACTATCAGAATTTGATGATGAGATAATAGTAGTTCTAGCTAAAGTAGCAGCTCCTACTGTACCTAATCCAACTTCAAATTCCGCATTGGCAGTGTTTACAATTGCATAATACGTTGTGTTCGCATTTCCAATTGCACTAGAAAAAGTTTCAAATCCTGTTACTGCTCCTGCAAGAGTAAAAGTACCCGTACCAGTAGTGGTAGAGGTTTCTTTAACTCTATCGTTTACGACTAACGCCATTTAATTCTCCTTAACCAGATATTCTTAATATAGCTGCTGCTGTAGTAAATGCCGGGAACTGTACTGTGAAAGTCCCTGATGTAGCTGTTTTATCTGCTCCAAAATTTAAAACCGCAACTGTTGCATTAGTAACTGCTGAAGATGTGTTGTAAATCATTGCACCTCTAGCTGTCAACGTTACACCTGTAAATGATAAATTTGCAAAATCAACAATTGCAACACCTGAAGCAATTGAAGTATTCTGACCTGTTAATTTATCTCCACCCGAAGTATAAGTTCCTGTATTAGAAACTTCTTCTGAAGTAGTAAATGCAGTAGTTGATGAGTTTAGAGTTGCGGAACTTTTATAAAGAGCTAGTTTAAAAACATCACCCCCAGATGATTTAAAACTTGCATCACCTTCTAGTAATTGTTTTTTGAAAGCATTTGCGATTGCCTGTGTTATAGCCATAGTATATCTCCTTATTGTTTTCCTATTCGAGGAACACCTGCTTGATATTCATCTCGTCTTCGTCTTCCCATTTGTTCTATTGAGAATCCTTTGACGGCTTCAGAATATTTTTTATCATATAACTGGAGCATGTCAATGGGCCCTTTTAAAAAGCTGTAAGCTTCTACTAGGCATGCATACAATAAACCGTTGGGAAAATTTTGACTTATGTATGTAGTGGTATTTGTAGCAGATAAACCAGGGTCTTTCAAGATATAGTTTAACTGAATGGTATAAGTAGCATCGGGTGTAGGAGCTACTACAATTTTTTGTTCGTCCCATAAACTATAATATTTAGGTACTCCAGTAGCTTCTGTAGGATTAAATTCAGACATAAAACTTGTATCTCTATACTGTAAAAAATCTCTATTGTTTGGCTGAGAGCTTCCGTCTGAATCAACAATTTGAGCAGATCTAACAATTAATAAACCTGCAGGTCTTCCAATAAATCTATCTGAAGTAATTAAATTTGCTGTATCATATCGTCTATTGTTATCTGAATCAACCTCTCTAAGAATTCTAAATTCTGAGTCATTGATAATTCCATTTAAAATAGTAGATGTTAAAACATTTGCATCTACTTCTGTGTAGTCTATAATTTTTTGTTTTAATTCGTCGTATGTCATTAACTTCTCCCGTCCGTTATATTAACATTTAAAGGACCAGCAAGGCAACCATT